ACGCTTGCGCTTCGGGGCCTCAGCTGCACCGATGACGCCTAGCGTCACCAGTGCCTCAGCTTCATCGGCGTTCAGTGTTACCTGAGCGCCTTCCTCGTACCGCTCCCCGTCGTGCTCGACAGGGCCAATCAGAACTGAGAAAACAGCCATGATCAGGCAACGATGTTCTGGAAGTAGTAGCCAACGTCATTGGCTACAATCAGCTCGTTGACGCTCTCGCCAACGCGCACACGCTGAGAACCGCGAAGGCCCACCTTTGGCTCAGGCATACTGCCCGACACACGATTGCCCCACTCAGCCGTAAAGCCAAACGTGACAGCGTTACCGCGAATCGTGGCGACAGGGTTCTGATGCAGGAACGCCATGTGCTTACCCCAGCAGCGGGACAAGCTGGCGGTTTGACCAGGCTTGGCGGTGTTGATGAACGCCTCGCCCACAATGATCTGATCCAGCTCCAGCAGGTCGGCGACAGCCTGCAGGGTTGCGGGCTGGCCGGCGGCGTTGCTGGTGGAGGTGTTGCCGGTAGCTGAGGGGGCCAGGGCGGCAGTGACCTTCGGGTGAACGCGCAGACGACTCCAGGCCAGGCGGCCAATAACGCCGATGTTGGGGCGCATCAGCATTCCATCCAACGCGGTTTGGATCGCGGTGTATGGGTCGCTGTTGGTGTAGTCGCTCCATTGGCTGGTGCCAGACAGCGTGGCGCGGTTGGCGGATGGGTAGGTGTTTAGGTTGAAGACCAGGTCAGCAACGCGCTTTTCGCGGTCCAGGGCCACCAGCTCAGTGATGCCGGTTACAGCAGTGCCGAGGGGGTCGAATCCTGCAGGAGCTGACTCCAGATCCTCATTGGGAACCAGGTCGTCAAGACCGAAATCACGGACAAAGCCGGGGGTCTCGGTGCCGCCGAACTCAACCTCATTGGGCTGGCCCTTGCGTCCTACAGCGGTCTCGGGGACCGTAAACATCTGATCGCGGCCCATCTGCAGCCACTTAAATTCCCGTGAACCAACAGGCGTGCGGGGCAGCACTTCATCAGCAATCAGTCGGCGGTTTTGATACGCCAGCGTGATAGCGGTGAGTTCCGATTGAATCGGAAACGGAAAATGCATGTTTGACATGGTTCAATTCTCAGAGATGGGATTAGCCCTGGAACGAGCCAGGAATTAGAAGCACGGCGCCTAGGTCGCCTACTACACCGCTGACCATTGCAACGCCACAGGAGCGGACGTTTGCGCCGGCAGAGGCAGCAGCAGTGATCGCCCGGCCGGTTGAATCACTAATCACCAGCTGACCGCGGGTGACCGTGCCGCCGTAGGTGACGGTTGCAACGTCGGTCAGCTGAACATCAACACGATCGCCAGATGCGGCGGCGGTTGCGTTGGCGCTGAAATCAGAAACGCCAATGGTGAAATCAGCGGCGGCAGCCGACTGAATAACAGTCCGGTCGTCTGAATCAAACTTCACAAAGCGGGCGTGGTTGACACTGGCGCCAGCGTTGAATGTTTTAACTAGCCCTTGATTGCGCATGGTCATAGTTGATTACCTCAGGATGCGGTGAGTTCCCGCCGGGCCTGAGCCACGGCGGCAGGGGTTGAAATCGTCTGGCCGTTGGCGGCGGCTTCCTTCACGATCTGACGAGCGCGAACAGCCAGGGCCTGCGGGTCCAGCTCAGGAGCGGGCTCGGGGGTCTTGGCCTCCAGTCCCTCGGGTGCCGGGGCTTCAGGCAGCGGGGCCACGCCTTCGCCGGCGCGTTGCTCGGCCTGAGTAGCGCGCACCTCACGCTCAGCGCGCACGATCGCCCGCGCGGCTTCATCGCCAGTGGTCTGGCCGTCAGCGGCGAATTGCTCAATCAGTGCCTCATGGCCTGGCACCAGCTGGGCACGAACGTCATTCACGCGCTGTGTTTCCGCAACTGCACCCTCTGCACGCAGAGCATCTGCAGCCTCGGGGTTTTCGGCTGCCCATTCGGCAGCTAGCTCTAGAGGATTCATAGAAGAACTCGCAGAAGGCAAAATGGAACGAGATTGCACCCGCTCATTGAGCAATGCAATGGTCTCGCTCAATGTAAGGACCGAATCCGCTAGGCCATTTTCTACGGCCTGATTGCCAATGAAAATCCGGCCATCAGCCATATCAGCTAGGACTTTCTCTTCGCTCACGCCTCGCTGCATTGCGACATCCTGCACGAACTGCGCGTACAGATAATCAACCTGTGACTGGATCGACTCGCGGCCTGCTTCAGACAGCGGGCCATGCTGCGATGCAATCCGCTTGTACGCTCCCGCCACGATCTCAGTGGTCTTGATTCCGCTTGCTTCCTCCATCCGGCTGATGTCGGTATGGGTCGCCACCACGCCAATGGAGCCCACCTGAGCAGTGGATGAATCCAGCACCACGACATCAGCAGCGCTGCCGATCCAGTACGCGGCGCTTGCCATCGTGCCTTCAACGAATGCCGCTATCGGCTTACTGCCCCTCGCGGCCATCACCACCGACGCAGCTGATTGCGTGCCCGCTACCGTGCCGCCGGGGCTGTCAACCAGCAGCACAATTGATTGCACCTCGGGGTCATTCACTGCCGCCTGCACGTCACGCGCGAACAGCTCAGTGGACGTGCCGCCGCTCATGTTTGACATAAGATTCATCCGCCGCCCCAGCACACCCTGCAGCGGGATCAGTGCCGCACCGTCGCGCACCTCGTAGGCCTGCTGCCGCTCATTAGCAAGCGGCCGACCTAGCCGCGCCTCCAGTGCTTCAAGGTCTGGCGATTCACCCCTTACCTTGGCGTCGTAGATCGCGTGGATCTGCTTAAGGCGGTCAGGAAGGATCGCCCACGGAGAAGAAAGAACGTCGAGAACTGTCATGCCTCAGCCTATGGATCATCATCCTCGTCCTCATCTTCATCGTCTGGTGTCACGGCAGGCAGCGGAGCCACTGCTTCGAGGTCGTCTTCTTTCCGGCGCCGTACCTCTTCGGCTCGCTGCCGGTGGTTGTCTTCCCAATCTGAGCCGTCATAGGCCACAGTTTCCTTAGCCAGGGTTGAAATGCCCGAGCGCATCCTGGCCTCAGCTGCTTCGGCCTCTTTCTTCGGATCAAGTGCGCCGGGGCCATCGCCGCTCCACTGCGCACCACACCACGCTGCACGCACAAACATGTCACCAAAGAATCCAGGCGCGTCAATCAGCCCCAGCGCTGCCGCATCTGCCAGCCACTCCTCATAGATCACCTGGCAGAACTGCCGCGCAAACCTCGACCGCTCAATCTTGAACGTGCGCCACGCATCCATCAACGCTGCACGGCTCGCTGAATAGCTCGAATTAAACGCCTTTTGCAGCACCTCCTTAGGGATGTTCAACCCCATGCCCACCAGGCTCAAGAATGAATTAAAGAACGGGTCATAGTTCGGGTTTGGCCGCCCTGGTGTCGGCGCTGTGATGCTCTCGCCAGGGAATAGGTTGATCGCTTTGCCGCTGTTGATCGTGCCGTCCCATTCCGCTGCTTTCTGGATATACGACGCCTGATCGCCAGGATCGGTAAACACGTCGCGGAACGCCTCGGCGTCCATCTGCGCAAACAACGCCAGAGCGGCACTATTCACCGCAGCATCAACCTCTGCATTGCTGTAGCGGTCCAGCTGCTTCACCGTTGCGATGATCGGGCCGAGGTCGGGGATGCCGCGCGTTTGACCCGGACGCAGAATCCGCGACACCTGAATCAGATTGCACCGGCCTGATGCGCCATAAAACGGAACCTCAGTCCATGTCTGCTTGGCACCTGGCAGTATTCGCCCTGGATGGTGCGCTGCTATGAACGCTAATTTTGGTTCGCCTGTTGTCTCGTCATACTGAATCCCGTCAACCAGCGTCGCGGTGTTCATCGCGTTGTCTTTATTGCACACCCGGTCCGCTTCGATCACCTGCAGCGCCAACCGGAACGGCCAGCCATCGCGTTGCGTATCAGCCAGCAGCACGAACGCATCACCGCTTACCAGCCGTCCTCGATACGCCAGGTCCTGCAGGTCGTAAAAATCCTGCCGCCGATTCGTGGAGCACCGCTTATCACTGGCCCACACGTTGAACCGCCGCTCTGTTCGGTGCTGCCATGCGCTGGCCGCCTCAGTGCTCAGCCCCAGTTCTTCGGTATCAACACGGCTTTGCAGCGTCAACCCTGCGCCGATCACATACGACGCCTTTGTTTCAATCGCGCCCGTAGCGATTGGCGCCGTGCGCTCCAGGTCACGCGAAAACGCCCGAAGATCTTTTAGCTCAAACTGCGCGTACCCGTCAGCATCGGCAACCATCGGCCGCCAATTTGAAAACCGATCGGTGTTTGCCATCCGCGAGGTGCCAGGCGTGCCGCCGCCAAACCCCCACGACAACATTGCCCCGGCTGGCACTTGGCCATCGACCGCCACAGCCTGGGCAGCCTTAGCCATTGATCGTTGACGTTTGCGGGCCATCAGAATCTCGGGCGAAGGGTTAGGGAACGCCCCCGGCCTTGGCTGCGATTAGTCAGATCCTTTACCCGCTTGTCCCATACTTCAATACCGGCTCGTATCTCAGACAAATCCGCTCGCCGCAACTTCCGCGCACCGCCAGTGCCGCTGCCAATGATGTACTCCTGATTTCCCAGCACGGCCAGCTCTGCCGCTAGATAGTCATCTAGCCGGGCCTGTGCTGTAGCGAGATCAATACCAGCCATGCCGCAGTCTATGAACCAAACCGTTTGCTCATTGACAGCAGCCCGCCGGACCCTGGCGCCTGGTGGCCGAGCTGCGCTTCCAGTTGATCCCACATCGTCGCGCGGTTGTAGCGGCGCTTGAGTAGCTCCAGTATTGCCAGGCAGTACACCTTCAGGTCGAGCGGTTCATTTCGTGCGCCGCTTGGCTTCACCCACTCCAGCACCTGAAACCCCTTCACGTAGCGCGGCTGCAGACGCTCGCACGTCAGGCCCTGCAGGTAATCATCGCTGGTTGCATCGTCGAAGTGGATATACCCAGGACCTGGCTCCTCAACCTTCAACCGGCTGTAGATCGTCCGCTTCAGCGCGTGCGTTCCCACCATGTAGAGCGTGACGCCGTTTTTTACCACCCTGCCCCTGAAATTCACGTCCTGTTTCGTGCCCTTGCCCAGCACCGGTGCATTGCGCTGGCTACTGCCCTTGATTGCTACAACGCCGTCCTTTGCGTGCTGCCGGCAATACTCGTAGCCCTCGTTGGTGTAGTGCCCGCCCGTATCAACTGCGCAGTGCATCACCTTCATGGTGCCGCCACCCTCACGTGGCCATGCAATCTCACGGATCGTCGTGACCTGTTCCCATACGTGATCCTGGCCAGGGTCGCCCTCGATCTTTTGGTGCCAGATCCGCCACGCTTCATCACCGCGGCCGTAACCCCAGACCGTCAGCTCTAGCCAGGTGTCCTGTGTATCCACCGCCATCAGCAGCGCCAGCGTGCCAGCTGGGCATGTGCCGTGGCCATAGCCGCCCACGCGGGCCATCAAGCCATCGGCTGACACCTTGGCGAGGCTTTCGTCTTCCCAGGCTTCGGCGGCTCGCTTGTTGACCCAGCCCTTCAGTAGCAGCGGATCACCCTTTGCCCTTAGGAACTCATCGCGGATCTTTTCCCAGCTCAGCCAGCCATAGGGCGCATACCATCCCGGCAGGTGGAACCCTGCGGTTTCGCCGTCGCCCTTGGCCGTAGCTCGCCACACTCCACCGGCCAACATGCTGGTCTTGTGGTGCTGAGCTACACGCTCGCCGCACGCTGGGCATTGACACCAGACCTCACCATCTGGTGTATCCCAGACCATGTGCTCACGCCACCGGAGCACCTCCAGCGCCCCGCAGCACGGCATCAACGCATGACGCAACCGCCGATCGCTGCGCTGCTCAAACTCCCACGTAATCCGGCAGGCGCCGCGCGTGCCTGGGGTGCTAGTGATCAGCCCCTTGCGATCTGGGAAGTTGGTCTGTCGTGCTTCCGCATTCTCCAATGGATCGCCCTTGTCATCCATCTCCAGCGGCATAGACGACACCTCATCAGCCCACACGTATTGCGCTGGCATCCCCTGCGCTGCGCTGCCGCTGTTGCCGCCGATGATTGAAAGCAGCATGTCGCCCTCAAACTCCTTGAGAAACATGGAGTTGGCCGCGTCTCTGCTTTTGCTGCTCAGCGACTTGGCCGCTACCGCTGGCGTATCGGTGAACAGTGGAGCTAGCCGCTGCCTGATCTGGCGCTTCGCAAAGCTCTCGGTGGGGAACATCGTCAAAAATGGCGCCGGGTCTAGCGCGATCGTTCGGCCCAGCCAATTGAGGCCGACCTCCGTCTTGCC